ATCGAGGATTCTCAGAAGAGTTTCCAGAATGGTGTAGTATAAAAGCAACTTACCACGAAAATCCACGAGTTTCCGAACAAGATATTATAGAAGCAAAAAAGACAATGTCTGAAGCTGAGTTTAATCAAGAATACATGGCAGACTTTAATGTTTTCGAAGGACAAATCTGGAGATTTAATCATGAAGAATGTGTATCAGATTTAAGTGAATTTGATACAAGTCGTATGGATGTATTTGCAGGGCTTGACGTTGGTTACAAAGATCCTACAGCGCTCTGTGTTGTTGCGTATGATTGGGATAATGAAAAATATTATATTTTAGATGAGTACTATAACTCAGAAAGAACAACAGAACAACACGCAAAAGAAATTCAAAAATTAATTCGTAAATGGAACATTGATTACATTTATATTGACTCCGCAGCTCAACAAACTCGTTATGATTTTGCACAGAATTACGATATTAGTACTCTCAATGCAAAGAAATCAGTACTAGATGGAATCGGACAAGTAGCTGGAGTTGTAGACAATGATCAACTTATCGTTGATCAAAAGTGCACAGAAACATTGATGGCGTTAGATCAATATCAATGGGACCCTAACCCAAATTTACTAAAAGAAAAACCTAAACACGATATGGCATCTCACATGGCTGACGCTATAAGATACGCGTTATATTCATTCGAAACTAGTATGACCTCATTTTGAGAATACCTACTGAAAAACAGTTCTTGACTTATGGTGTGACTTTTTGGTATAATTCTAATTAAGAGTATAAATATGAACCTAAAGAGAGATTTAGTTAAATATGTAAGAGACAAAGCTAAGTCGAAATACAAAAAAACAAGCAATTGTTATATTTGTGGAGAGACTAAAGATTTAGATTTTCATCATTACTACGGATTAACGGAACTGCTAGAAACTTGGTTAAAACATAAAAATATAACTATAGAGAATGAGCAAGATATACTAGAGCTTCGGCAATCCTTTATTGATGAGAACAAAGAAAAGGTGTATGAATACACCGTTACGCTTTGCCATAACCATCATCTGAGATTACATTCAATTTACGGAAAACGACCCAAATTGATCACAGCAAAGAAACAACATAATTGGGTCGAGATACAGAGAGACAAACATGGCATGGTACGATAGATTTATAGGTAGAGCAAACGTAGAGGAAAAACTCAACCCTGCACAATACGTAATATCTAGAAACGAGGGTATGACAATTGACTCTCGTGAAGTCGTTACGAATTATAGAAATGCTTACGAACAATTAGAAATTGTAAACCGTGCAGTAAATATGATTGTTGATGATGTAGCTGAAATTCCGTTTCAAATCGGAGAACAAATACTCGGAACAAACAATATTGTAAAAAATATTCGTAGATCAAAAGTTGATCTTCTAATAAATAGAGAACCAAATCCTTTTCAGGATATTAACACTTTCAAAAGAAATCTTATAATTGATTTACTTATTGATGGAAACATCTTTATTTATTTTGATGGTGTACATATGTATCACTTACCAGCAGATAAAATGACAATATATAGTGATAGTGACACTTATATTGAAAAGTTTTCATATGACAATAGTATTGACTATAGTCCAAACGAAATTATACATATAAAAGAAAATAGTTTTAATTCTATTTATCGAGGAGTTCCAAGATTAAAGCCAGCATTTAGAACAATGCAGCTATTAGGAAGCATGAGAAACTTCCAAGACAACTTCTTTAAAAATGGAGCAGTACCAGGATTGGTACTTAAATCACCAAACACTCTTTCAGAAAAAATCAAAGAAAGAATGTTGCAAGCATGGGTTGCAAGATATAACCCATCTTCTGGCGGACGAAGACCGCTCTTTTTAGACGGTGGTTTAGAAGTTGAAAACTTAACTGAAATAAATTTTAAAGATTTAGATTTCCAAGAAGGAATCAAATCAAACGAAAGAATTATATTAGAGGCTATGGGAATACCACCTATTTTAATGGATGGTGGCAACAATGCAAACATAAGACCTAACCATAGACTTTATTATTTAGAAACAGTCTTACCAATAGTAAGAAAAATCGGATATGCTGTAGAACGCTTCTTTGGTTTTTCAATCTCTGAGGATGTAACAGGTATACCTGCTTTACAACCAGAGCTTCGAGACCAAGCAGCTTACTATGCAACTCTTGTAAATACTGGCATCTTAAGTGCCAATGAAGCAAGAGAGGCACTCGGGAAAGAACCAGTAGAAGGTTTTGATACCCCAAGAGTTCCTGCAAATATAGCGGGATCAGCAGTAAATCCAGAAGAAGGTGGCAGACCAGTAGAGACCCCACCAAGCGAGGAAAATTAATATGACAAAAGATATGATGGCAAAAGCATTATCTGACTTTTTAACTAAGAAAGATGTAAAAACTGTAACTCTTAGTGAATACAAAGGATTTGGTAATGATGTACCAGTAAAAGACTATCTTTTAAGAAGGGCCTTTGGATCTTGGAGTCGAGTATTATCTGCAATGAACTTACGTCATCCAGTAAAACTAACACCAAAACCAACCCCAGCCCCTAAAAAAGTTGCTCCTAAAAAGGTAGCACCGAAAAAGGAGAAAAAAGATGTCAAATAAAATCTTTCATTGGACCAGTACATTTAAATCATTAGGCGATACCGACGATGGTGGAGTCGAGATTAAAGGCTCAGCAAGTACTAATGGCTTAGATAGAGCTGGAGATATTATCGAAGCAGATGCTTGGGCAAAAGGAGGATTAGAAAACTTTAAAAATAATCCTATTATCTTGTTTAATCATAACTATGATAAACCTATTGGTAGAGCAAAAGATATTACAGTTACAGACAACGGACTAGAGATTTCTGCAAAGATTTCAAAAGCTGCTGGTGATGTAACACAATTAATTAAAGACGGTGTCCTTGGAGCTTTTTCTGTTGGTTTCAAAGTCAAGGACGCTGATTATATGACAGAAACCGATGGATATAAAATAAAGGACGCGGAACTTTTCGAAGTATCTGTAGTTTCAGTGCCATGCAACCAAGGGGCAACCTTTGGATTAAGCAAGTCATTCGATTCTATGGAAGACTACAACAAGTATAAGCAAACTTTTTACAAGACTAACTCAAATGATTCAGCAGACGCTGTTGAAGTTGAGCAGTCAAATAGGGCAGACGCCCAGGAAATGGAGACTAATATGTCAAATGAAAAACAAGCTCCTGTAGCACCTGAGTTCGATCTTGAAAAATTTGCCGCTGAAGCTGCTGAAAAAGCAGTTGCTAGCTATGCAATGAAACAAGCCGAGCAGAAGGCTGCTGAAGAGAAATTAGCTTTAGAAGCTGCTGAGAAATCACAAGCAGAAGCTGAATCTCTTAAAGCCTCCGAGGAAGCAAAACAGGAAGAGCAAAAAACTATCGTTCAAGCAGGACTAACTGGTGCTGAAAAATTAATGAATGATGTAGAATCAAGAGTAAAAGAAGACTATTCTAATTTAGAACAAGTTGTTAAATCTCTTGAGGCTCAACTTTCTGAGAAATCAGAAGAAATCATGAATATCAGAGAATCCAAAAGACATTTTTCAGACAGAACATCTAACGGTGACTGGAAAAAAGAATTTGAGCAAGATATTCTAGACGCAAAATTTGCTGGTTTAGCTACTGGTAAAGGATGGGACAACGAAATGGCTAAAGGTTTAATGGAAAAAGTTAACGCACATAGTGGTGTTGGCGTTTCTTCAGCAGACTTTGAGCAAGTTGTTTCAACAAACATTGAAAGAGATATTCAAAACGAATTAGTTCTAGCACCTCTATTTAGAGAAATTGCTATGACTTCTGCAAACATGATTATCCCAATCTTACCAGATAGCGGTTATGCTGAATTCGCTTCAGCTCAAACAGCTTCAGGTTCAAGCCCACACGGTAACTTAGCTCAAAGAGGCGACACATTTGGTGCTCCTTATGGTGGCGTTGACTTGACTGAAAGAACTCTTTCAACCGTGAAGCTTATTTCTCAATCTTACTTAGGTAACGAGACAGAAGAAGATGCAATCTTGCCAATTCTACCATTGATCAGAGAATCTATGGTTAGATCACATGCAAGAGGTATTGAAAATGCAATCTTAGCAGGTAACCACGACAATGGTGTTTACACTTCAGGCGCATTTGAAGGTCTATTAGCAGCAGCTGATTCAGACAATCATGAGTCTGTAGTTGGAACAGGTGGTTTCGCAGCTAGTGACGCAGTTACCGCAGCTGATCTTCTCGCTATGAGAAAAAATATGGGTAAATATGGAATCAATCCAAACGACGTAGTTTATATCGTGTCACAAGACGTGTACTATAACCTACTCGAAGATGCTGAATTCCAAGATGCTAACTTAGTTGGTGATATGGCTACTAAGCTAAGTGGTGAAATTGGTCAAGTATTCGGTTCAAGAGTACTAATGTGTGACGAATTCGCTACTAAAGCTGCTGACATCTATGGTGCAGTTGCTGTATACACTAGAAACTACGTAATGCCAAGACTACGCGGTGTAACCGTTGAGTCCGATTACGAAGTTGCTAACCAGCGTAGAGTACTAGTTGCTTCACAAAGAATTGGCTTCACCGATCTAATCGATGGTGCTACTTCTAAGTGGGCATTAGCTTACCAATCAGCATAAGGATAACCCTTAACGTAACATGGTTTTTGGGAGTGTACCTTAACACTCCC